GTTCCGCTAACCACAGCCCGACTTGAGTTGCCGCCGCCACCGGTGTTGTTGACCGTGACATTGACCACCTGCTGCTTGGCGGTGTTGGTGGCGATGGTGGAGAGGAAGCTGTTCATCTGGGAGAACTGCTGGCTGCCGTCGATCACCGTGTTGACTTGAGCCTGGAAGGCAGTCGAGAGATCACCGCGAGCATCAGCGGCGCCTTGCAGCTGTGCTTTGAAGTTCTGAGCTGAAACCGCAGCGGCGTTGGCGTAACCGGCCTGATTGCGCAGCTCTGCATTGACATCGGCTTGCAGCTGCGCTTGCTGCTCAACTGAGCCGTATTCAGCTTGGGCGTTGAGGGCAATGAGGCGCTGCTGCGAGAGCTGATCACGGGCAGCGGCCTGCTGCTCGGCAAGCAGCTGCTGGCGCAGGGTGCCTAGGCCTTGCTCTTCGGTGTTGGTCTGACGGATCAGGTCAAGGTTTTGCTGAGCCAGCGCCACTTGCTGCTGTGTGGCCGCTGTGCCCTTTTCAGCATTCTGCTGCTGGGCGTTAATCAGAGCGATCTGGGCCTCAATCTCAGCCCGCTTGCCTGCAGCAGCGACCTTCTGCTGCTCAAAGGCCAAGCTGGCCTGCTGCGCCTGTTGCTCTGTGACCAAAGCACGCGCCTTCAGGTCAAACTCGGCAACGGTCTGGTTGAACTTTTTCTGGCCAAACTCCAGCTCTAAGGCCCGGCGCTGCGCGTCATTGGTCGCCAGCTTCTGCGCTTGCGACAGCTCCTGATCCAGCAGGCTCTTGATCGTGTCGCTGCGGCCGATAGCTGCGTCGTTGCGGACCTTGTTGATCTGGCCGATCAGTTGGTATTCCTGGCTATAGAAGCCCAGCCGCGCTTCTTGCGCCTTGAGGGTGCTGGCCTCGCTGCTCAAGCTGGCCAGCTTGGCCGTGCGTAACTGCGCTTCACCCTGCAGCTGTGCCGCTAACCCCTGTGCTGCTGCTGCATTGGCCGCCTGCAGCTCACCAGTCACATCCTTGTAGCGAGCGCGAAACTTCTCCGCCAAGCCAGGCAACCGCGCCAGCACCTTCTCAAACTCAGCGGGCTTGGCAAAGGCAATGTTGTTGATGCCTTCCAGCTTCACCGCATCGGTGAACAGAGCCCGCGCCTGTTTGTCGCTCAGATTGAACTGCTGCTGCAGGTTGCGCAGGGCAGCGACCGCCTTGGTGCCCTCTTCTGGAATGCTGCCTAGTGCATTGCCAAACAAGCCCCCGCCAAGGCCGAGCTTGTTGGCATCAATCACCACCTTGACGCCTTTGAGCGCACCAGTCAGTGCCTTGACCTGCTCAATGATCGTGGGCACCAGGCTTTCGCCAAAAGCCACCTGCAGCTCTTCCCAGGCGTTGCCGAGCTTCTGGAACTGCTGCGCACTGGTCTCCACACCACCTGCGCCAGCGGTGAGCTGATTGAGGCCTTTGGCCAAGGCCGGGAAGAACTGCTGCGCGGTGAGCTGGCCCGATTCCACCAGCTTGTTGAGTTCCTGCTGAGTGACGCCTAGGCCTTGAGCAGCTGCGGAGAAGGCAATGGGAAGCCGTTCACCTAACTGCTGGCGCAGCTCCTCCATGGAGACCACCCCTTTGGAGGCGATCTGCTGCAGGGCCAGCAGGCTGCCGGTGACCGCATCACCGCTCAGCCCCAGCGACTGACCGGCCTTGGCCACCGCTTGGAAAACAGCCTGCTGCTGCTCCAGCGGAATCCCGGCCGCACTGGCTGCCGCCGTGAAGCTGCCGAAGTCGCTGGCCAGCTGCTTGTAAGACAGGCCAAGCTGATCGGCTAGGCCTTTGGTGAACTGCAGCGCACCAGCTGCACCTTGCGGGCCAAGGGTGTTCTGCAGCTTGCGGGTGATGGATTCAAACTCCACCGCTGCTTGAACCGCATCCTTGATGCCAACGGCGAGACCGGCAAAGCCGACAGTGACGCCAACAGCGCTAGCGATGTTCCCTAAACCACCTGTGAGGGACTCCCCTAGTGCGCCACCGCCACCACCTTCTGCTTTTTGTCGCTCTCTTGTGGCGTTACGAATCGCACCTTGCAGCTCCTTGTATTTGGCGGAGCCGATCTCCACCAGCCGGATCTCTTCTTTGAGGCTGGTGATCCGAATGTCCAGCGCCGCCAGCGTGCCCTTGCTGGCCTTAGCTCCTAAAGCGCTTTCAATGCCCTGCCCGGCCCGCTGCGCAAGCGTCCGCACCTGTTCAATACCAGCGCGGAAGGCGGTCGTATCCAGCAGGACATCAAACGTTGCCCGCCCCAGCGATTCCGCCACGCTTCCTGCCTCTGTGCTGTGAAGTTGCCCCTCAGCGCAGCAGTTTCTGCAGCGTGTTCAACGGCGGCAGCTTGAACAACGCTGGCGTGATCCAGTCCCTAGCAGGCATCTGATTGCCGGCGCTAGTGCGGTAACCCTTCAGCACATAGAGCGAATAGTCCACGTTCCAGCTGTAGCGGTAGGCGAACTTTCCGGTCTGCGTGCGCTGAATGCTCTGGCGCAGGGCACCGCTATCAATGATGTCCCTCGGGCTGCCGACGCTCTCGCGGCCTTTGCCCTTGCGGTTGTAGCTCCCACGTGTCGTCTTGTATTCACTCGGCCAGCTGAACTGCTTGGTGCCGATCTCCTTGGTGAACTGCGCCTCAAGCCGCTGGCTGTAGCGCTCCCAGGCCCGCTCCAGGCGATCTTCAATCAGGCTGGCGTCAATCTCGATCCGCACGGCTCACTCCTGCCGCACCGCATCCAGCACCACCACATGGCCAACATTGGCCTCCAGTAGCGCACCGATGCCGCCACGGCCGTAGGCGCTGCGTAAGGCCACCAGCGTCACGTCGTAGGTGCTGCCGTCGTCAATCTCCAGGCTGCCGGTCATGCCTTCTAGCACCGCATCATCCAGCAGCTGCGGGTCGGTGACATAACCCTCAAAGCGTGAGGTGCGCACATCCACGCCAGCAAAGTTCTGGCCGATGGTGGCGCCGATCTCTTTGATAAAGACGCGGTAAGTGGTGGCCGTTGTGTTGGCCACCACGTTGCCGGTGTAGGGGTCAGTGGTGGTGCCCGCTGCAGGGAGCTGAACAGTCAGCTCCCCGTTGCTGTAGGCATCCAGCGGGCTAGCCATCAGCTACCTCAGGGAGTGGGTGCAACTGCAGCGGTATGGGAAAGGTTGCCGTAGCCCTGCAGGGTGAAGCTCACCGTGCTGATGCCGCCAGCCTCAATCGACTCAGAGAAGTCGGTGATGATGCCGATGCCGGCGTGCTTTTCCACGGTGTCTACTGAGCCGCCCTGATCAGGCGATTCCCGATACCACTTCACGTATTGCCCGCTGGGAGCATCAGCAGCGGCGCCCTTCAACAGAAGGTAGCCGTCATCCAGGGTGTCCAGATTCATCACCATTGGCAGGCTGTAGCTTTGCGAAGTCGCCACAGCTTTCTGATACCCACCAGTGGTTGAGTAGTCGGTCACCGTCTGGGTTTCGGTGGTGCCTTCGATGCCGGCATTGGTGAGGTTGAGGATCTCAGTCAGGCCGGTGCTGCTGGTGGGGTGGGCGTCATCAGCGGTGGTGGCGTTGGCCATCCAGAGCCGATAGCCAATGGCGCTATAGAAGGCCAAGACGATGCTCCTGAAGCGGTCTGCTTGAAATTGCCGATCAGGACCGCAGCAGCTCAGCCTGGCCGCCTTGCTTGGCGTAGAGGTTGGAGAAGCGCCCGTCGTAGCCGATGGCCAGCGACAGCTGCTCACGCCAGTAGGCCTGTTGAGTGCGGATGCCGGCGAGCTTGGCCTCGGGGTTGCCGGGCTGCCATTCGAGAACGTCAGCGCGGATCAGGCCGAGGTCTTCGGAGGCCTTGCTCTCAAAGCTGGTTTCAAGGGTGTTGAGCTTGCCGATGGCGCTCTGACTGGTGGTGATCGACGCGGCCGAGGCCTCAGCCATGAGCACGTCAAGGTGATCCAGGGCGATGGTGGTGGCCGGGATGGCGAGGTGGCGGCGGATTGCTTCGCGGTCAGTGGAAACCCAGGCCATGGCTAGCGCTTTTGCTTAGGTTGCCCCTGCTGTTGGACGTGGCGGGCTCCACAGCACCTCCGGTGCCTGCTCCATGCCCAGCGCCTTCTCAAACGGCGTCGGCCCGCTGATTGGTTGTTTGCCGGCGGCCTCCAGATCAGCCAGCACCGCCGCCCGTGCCTTGGCCTCCTCCTGCGGATCAATCAGCCCCAGCTCTTCCCATTCCGGATCCCAAGGCGTGACCGTGCAGCGGCAATTCGGGTGTGCTGGCGCCACCACCTCGCCAAGCCTGTAGACCTTGCCGTGACGCGGGGCGCAATAGCCACAAGTGCGGCTGCTACCGACCGCCTGCCATTGCACCTGCTCAATGCCTTCAGCCTCGTAGCGCAGTTTGCTGCCTTCCACCATCGCCGCCGCCATCTCGGTGCGAGCGACGGTTTGAGCGCGGCTCTTGCTCAGCTCCACGCTGTTCTGCAGTGTTTTGCGCAGCTGCCGCCAGCTGTCGCCAGAAGCCAGGTGAAACTCCACGCCGCCGATGATGCGGCCGCGCAGGTCCACATCCACCAGGCGATTCAAGGTGGCGAAGGCTTGCGTGCCCTTGCCGCCTGCGGCGTAGCTGGCCAGAGCGTTCTGCCGTTGCGCTGCTGCGATCAAGGCCGTGGGGTTCTGCTGCACCATCCCTGGCGAGAGGATGGTCGTGGGATCGGTGACGGCATCCGCGAAGACGGCAGCGGCCTGATCGGGTGTGAGGTTGCGAGCCTCTTGCTTGACCTTGTTGAGTTCGGCCAGCGCCCAGAAGTCGGCGGCCTTCTGTCCATCGAGCAGGGCCTGATTGACCGTCTCCCGCAGTTGCGGCGGCAGCGTCATGGTCTGCAGCTCCTGCTCCAGCTGCTGCCTGAGGATCAGCAAGCGCTGCAAGGGGAAATCACCAGCGCCTTCTAAGGCCCGTTTGTAGGCGACTTCGATGCGCGGCTCCAAGGCGCGATAGGCGCCGGTGAGCCCGTCGATGATGTCCCGCTCAAAGGGACCAAGCAGTGCATCGCTGAGCTGCTCCCAGCTATCAGCTGGCTCCATCAGCTACCAGGCTGCAGGGCCTGCGGTGGGGTCATGATCCCCTGCTCCAGCAGCTGCCGGTCGCGTTCTAACTGAGAGCTAAGCTGCTGTTGCTCTAAGCCATCAAGGCCAAGCACCTCGGCTTCAATGTCAAAATCAACGGGCAGGACTCCGCCGCGCTGGAGCAGTTCCAGCGTGGTCTCTTTGCGGAGGTAGCCGCCATCAGCGAGGCTCTGGATCTGCGCCACCTGCTGCGGCTCTAGGCGCGACTCCAATGCTTGTGCAGCGATCTGCAGCGATCCGGTGGGCTCCTCGCCGGTGTAAGCGACCCAGAGCATCTGCAGCTGCTCAAACAGGCTGGCCTTTTGCATCCCAGCCAAGGCCAGACCGCTTTGCACCTGCCCGGCCTGCAGCCTTGCTTGGGTGGCGGTGACGGCCTCCTGGCCGCTCATGAACGCCAGCGTCTCGTTGTTGATCAGCTGCTCGATGTGAAGCAGGTGTTCCTGCTGCTGCTGCAGGCTGCTGCCGGAGGGTTCCGCGAAGCGGAAATCCCCGTCTACGGGCACATCCACCACGCTGTTCGGGCCGATCACCAGCGGCGGTGGGGTCTGGCCATCCATCAACAGCGCACCACGGCGCACCGGCACCGGCAAAGCGCAACGGTGCAGCAGCTCGTTGAGATCGGAGCGGCTGCGGTAGTGCTGCAGGGTGAGCAGCGCCAGCTCACGGAACGGGGGTAGGCCATGACCCCAGCGCTGCGGCTGCGGGCTGTACCAAACCAGCGGCACCTCACTCAGGCTGGTGAAGCCTTCCTCTACCAGCTGCAGCTTGGTGGTGGCGCCCAGCTGTTTGTTCAGCGCATAGACCTGATAGGCACCAGGGGTGAGCACGCGGAAGAAGGGCTCCATCGTGAAGCCAAAGCCCCCGGCTTCCACCTCACGCCATTCGAGCAGCGTGGCCTGCACCAGCTGCTCCTGGCCGGCGATGTATTCGGTCTTCCAGTTAAGGATGTTGCGGCGCTCCAGCAGCACCAGATAGGGCTGACGACCAAAGGCCAAGCGGTCGGCCTCGGATTCCACCGCGACCTGCTGCGGCATCTCCACCATCACGGCGCAACCGCCATCACGCATGGCGAGGCTGTCGGCCATGGCCATGAAGGCCGTGAGGTTGTTGCCTAACTGATCGACATCCTCCAGCTGTTGCTCTAGGGAGGCGGGCAGGTCGCTGAGGGTGAACTGCGACAGGATCCCGCTCATGGCCTCAATGGCCTTGCGGAAGCTGGGCACGTAGGTGGCCCTAGCCAAGCGGTTGCGATAGGCGCGGTCTGGCTCCTTGGTTTCCTGTGGCAGGTAGGTGGCCTGGCTGCCACGCAGACCGAGCCAGCAGTCGCCTAGCAGCTGCAGATCAGGCTCAATGTCCCGCAGGACCGGATGCTTCCAGGTCGGCAGGTTGGGCGCATCGAAGAGATCGCCGTCAATGGCAGGCCTGCCGTCCATCCATGTGGTTTTCTTCCGTGCCTGAAATTGCCGGTGATTAAGACAGCGCTAGGCGCACTTGATAGCGCGAGATCTGGAGGTGAGAGGCGATGCGTTGCTGCGACCAGCCTTGGCGGCGCAGGCGATGGATGCGTTGGCTGCGGGATTCAGTGGCCCAGAGGATCACACCGAGGGCGATCACGATGGGGAACACCAGCGCCCACAGCAGGGCGGTGATGGTCATGGTTGAAAGGCTTGGGGTTCGCGGTGGTGAGCTGCTGCTCAGCGCTGCCGCGTGCCATTCCTAGCATCTGAGGCTCGTTAGCGCAAGTCCCTCGGCTAGAGCCAGCCAGCGTCCATCTGATCATCGGCCGAGTGCAGCTCAAAGCCGCCCAGTTCATGCCCCATGCCGGCGGTGGCGCGTAGATCGAGCTTCAGCTCCTCGGCGCTGATGCCGAGCTTCTCGCACACCTGCGCCATGGTCTCGCCGCGCTCCAAGAGGCGCCGAGCGTGCATCCCGCGCTGACGCACCGCACCGGGTGCCTTGAGCCAGAAGTTGTGGTCGCGGATGTAGTGGCGCCACTCGCCGAGGATGAAGGGCAAGGCGATGGTGGAGAACTTGTAGCCGGTGGCCGCGTCGTATTTGCGCACCGCCTTGAGCAGGCCGATCAGGCCCAGGCTGTAGAGGTCTTCGATCTCAATGCAGCGGTACTTGTGGTGCTGCTGCTTGATGATCAGCTTGAGCAGGGGGATGTGCTGCTGCACCATGCGCTCCTCCTTCCGGCGCTGCCTGGGGCAGGTTTCGCGGTAGAGCAGGGTCTTGGGGCGGGTGCTCTTGGGCTTGGGTGGCGGCAGCTTGCCGGTGGGCAGGGGTGCGGGCTGCCAGGGGCCATCGGAGAGGAGCTGAAAACTCAGCTGACCGTCGCAAGGTCTGTGGCGCTGGGGTTTGGTCATCACCATGCGGCGGCCTGCCCGTAGGAGACAGCGGCAGCGGTGCTGATCGCCGGGCGTGAGCGCAGCC